ATGGGACTAAAGATGCGTCAACTACTTGTTTGTCTCTTGGTTTATCTACATCAATTATATTTGTTCCTGTTAATTCAATATCATATCCCTTAACATATGCTTTTCCAGCAGATATTTTTACACACATCAAATCATCAGTTGGTGTGTTTTGTTGATCTGTTATTTCATTAGATCTAAAAATACCTTCATTCGATATTCCATCATTTAATGAATTTTTAACTTGAACATCAAACTGTTGAACTGAATAATGACCTGATTCATCAAATGTTCTTTCAGCAAAATAATCTCTTATTAATGAATATTGAGTTTTTGTGATTATTTTCTTTATCTCACCATCATCAACACGTAAAAGTTCAATAAAGTTAGTATCATTAAAATCTGTTAAACTTTTTTTCGCAAGTGTAGTAGTAATTTTTAATCTATCAGCACCTGGTGCAGCAAAATTAGAAAATCCTCTTGCATTATCATATAAAGAATCTTCTTCCTTTGCAGTTACTAATTGCTCATCAATATTTAATCCAACTCTATATGATGGTGTATTTGAATATGGATCTAATACAATTTTATCTGTAGATACATCAACGAAAGATCCTCTTATGAAGTATGTTCCAGATGAAATTCCAACAGCAGACCCAGTTGCAGATGCATTAGTATCTACAAGTGTTAGTATTGTTTCTCCTTCATTTACTGCAGTGTTTCCATATACAAAAGATGATTCAACTATAAGATTTTCTCCATCAGTTAAATTAGAGATGCTATTATCTGGTCCTGATTGTAGATATTGTACATAGATTGTTAAATCAGTAACATCATTTTCAAATCCAACAAATTCAAAACTATCAATAGTTAGTATTATACCTGACTGCTCTCCCCTTAACCTTAAACCTGTTAACTGATCTAAGTATAATGATACTGGTATTCCTAAATGGGTATTATTAACTCTTACTGAATAATATTGTGGATCGTAATTAATATTACCTGGTATTACCATAGACCCATCTTTAAAGATGTGACTACCGAACGTTTCAATCTGATTTTGTAAAGAAGATTGAAGAGTTGTTAATTCTCTAGCTTGAACAGGGAATCCTGGTTTGAATAGGACTCTGTAAAATTTATCTTCCTTATTAAAATCATCGTAATAAGGGCTTATATTTAAATTCGTTTTTTGTGGCATTTTTTAAAATTCCAAGATGATTTTAATGTCTTCTTTTTGTCTGGAGTTTCTAGTAATTAGAGGTCTATTATCCAAGTATATTATTTCACCTGACCCTTTATTTATCTCAGGAGAAGCAAGACCATTTGTGAAATTGACTCCGAGTGAAATAACCTTGTTACCAGTTGGGTTTGTACTTATACCTGTAAAGTTTTGATCGACAGTTGCAGTAAATCCACTTGTTGGTGCGATTATACTTTCTGCTGATGATTCAAAATTTAATACTTTTGCTTCAGTTGTAACTCCAACATAATCTGTTTGGTCTGCTGTTGTTTGATTAAAATACAACGACCTATCTTGATAATATTTAATTACATTAGTATCAGTATCATATGATACTATATAACCCTCTGCAGTACCACCAGTTACTGATTGCTGTATCTTTTCACCTATAGTTGGAGTTCCTGTAGGAGATATTACCTTGACTGCATTAACTGATGAGAAATCGTTTGCAGTATATGTTGATGTTGATCCTATTGAAGTTGGGTTTTTTATGATACTTATTTGTGCAAACTTAGTATCAGTAGGAAAATCTTTTGTAGAATCATCAAATCTTGCATAAATTAAAAGTTTATCAGTTCCTAATTCCTTATATAAATCAAATCCATGTCCTCTTGAAGGTGGTATGATTGGTATTAATTTTGCATGATTTCCAACAGAAACACCTGAATTACCAAGTGGTCCTAAATCAACCATACCATAAGTATATCCTTGTCCACCTGATGATACATTAGTTTTAATTATTTTACCGTTACTATCAGTATCAATAACAACTTTTGCACCAGTTCCATCTCCAATTACGTCAACCTCTCTACCAATAATATTCTGTGAGTATCCAAATCCTTGTTTGTCAATATAAACTTTTTTAATTTGGTTATTATTAATTGTTGAATCACCATTTTCACGAACAGATTGTATCTGTGTTTCTGATGATGTTGGCCAATCACCTGGCACAGAAATATATTCAGTTGAGTCAAATTTAATAATATCACTTGGAGGGACTGTAAATAAGTACTTCCAAATATATCCATCTCCACTCTCACCTGCTCTTGATGGTTCTAAATCTGTAAATAAAGGTTCATCTTGAGATGCATTACCAGAGGTGCTTATTCCTGATGATCCATTGTCAATACAAACATAAACATCAAAGTTTTTGTTCATTACATAATAGTTTGATGCGTAGAGTCTAGTTGAATTAGTTACTGGTGAGGGACTATTAACACTATAATCATGACGATACATTTCATATCTTGTACCTTGTGTCCAATTTCTTCTTGTTATTAGTCTTCTTACATTTGCACTAGTTACTTTCTTACCAAATATTTGAGTATCACCTGCATGATTCGTATAGTTGATATTATCAGTTGGGTTTGGTGTGTTTGTATTCCACGCAGTGGTTCTACCAAAACCCACTGCAAGTGCTGGATTAGCAAGACCAACCACAACATAATATGAATTAGCAGAGTTATCTACAGTCTCTACAAAATTATTTGCATTTAGAATTCTAAATTGATCTGTTACAATTGCAGCCATATCATTAGCTTTTTTCTATATTTATACTACCCAAGATCCTTTCTTAATGAACCAGTGTCCCTAAGACCGAAATCTCTTCTCTGAATTGATGGGTAAGTTGTTAATCCAGAGTCTATTGTTAAACCAGTAACTCCAATTGATATTGGATTTTCACCTCTTGTGAATCCCGATAGTCTTCCCCATGAGAATCCACCAATTGCGGTTCCAAGTCCAACAGAAGTATCAATACCAGTGGTATTAACACCAGTCATGATATTGCAAGTAATAATACCAACACCACTGTTAAATGCATTAACAAAGTAGATATTATCAACACATGTAGTTCCTGTAGCAACAACCGTAGAGTTATCACTGACAACAGAAGTTACACCATGACCAACTTGTGTCTCAAATATGTATATAGGATAACCCTCTTTCAAATCACTAAGTGTAGAATTTGGATTATTTGTAAGGTCTGCGTTTAAAGTAAATTTAAGTGCAAGAGGATGACCTATACCATCTGTAACTGCAACACCAACAATATCACCATCAAAACCTTCAACAGTTGTTATTGTATCAACATCCTCTTTTACTGCATTTGGTAATGCTACCAATACTTGAGGTACAGCAGTAAATGTATAACCAAATCCAGGATTTGTTATTGTAGTAGATGTTATGACACCATTAGTTATTGTTCCTGTAGCAGTTGCAGTCGTTCCTATACCAACACCAATTGCATGAGGTGCTGATATAGAAATTGAAGTTGTGGAACCTACGTAACCACTACCACCATTTGTAATAGACAGTGATGAGATTGTACCAGCAGCAGAAACAACCGCAGTAAATCCAGCAGCAACTGGATTTGTTGAACCAACTATTAATCCACCAACACTACCTACAACTAAACTTGAGAAATCTTCTTCATAATTAAAGAATCTTGCATTATCAACGAATAACTGCGTTCCTGTGCTATTGACATCATCAATTATCTTTGCAGTTGGATAAACTTGTGATTCAATTGAATCTCTAACTTTTGATACTATCTCACCATTTACTTTTTTATCTACTTTTTGTTTTGTCCAACTAAGTGGTTTGAAGTTTCTTTCATCCACACCAAGTTCTGTGTACAAGTTAGTTTCTACTTCATCAGATGCGGAAATTGCATAAATTGTTCTCTGCTCTTGTGTTGTAGTAATTCCTGAATTTTCTTTAAATACTTGAACTACGTCACCTGTTTTAATTGTTGGTGATACTGAAGATCCAGCAGCAACTTGTACAGAGTCAACACCTGTAGTTCCTTTATAGAAGTAAATATCAATTATATCTTCAGGATCAGGTGCTTGTGCAAATTCAAATGAAGTACCTCCATCAAATGTATATGCTTCACCAGGATCTTGAACAACTCCATTGATGAATATTAGTAATAGAGCATCTAGATTTATAAGTGATGAATCTGGACTATCTTGATCTACTTCAAAACTTAATAAGTTTGCATTAAAAACTATTGGGAATCTCTTTCTAACACCATCTTGCAAGTCTTTTATTGAATCAATAAAATCAAATTCTCCAAAATTCCATGATGAATATTGATCTCTGAATACATCAAGAACAGTTAATTCAAAATCATTAATTAATTGTGAGGTATTTAAAAATCTATCAGTAACTAATCCAACAGGTTTAAATACATCACCAACTTTGAAATTGTATCCATTATTTTCCAATTGGAAATTGGTTACTTCATATGATGTTGAACCAAGACCAACTGTAGTATTTGCTGCTCCTACTTCAATAGTAAGTGTTACACCAGTTCCTGTGTCTGTAGTTGATCCTATACCTCTTCTTGATACACCAGTAATTGGTAGATTTGAATAGGATGGAGCAGAAACTTGTATTTGTGGTTGTGTATAACCAGTACCTGCATTGTTAATATTAAATTTAAGTGCACCACCTGTACCTGTATTTGTGATACCAACATTTACAGTAAATGTATTAGTTGTTTTTGCAGTTATTGCTAAAGTTGCATTATGTGCTGGATCTCCACCTGCTGAACTTGGAGTAGGACCAGAACGAGGATATGAGTGGTCAGTTGAGAAATTATCTTGTGCACATCTGAATACAAATGAATTGGTTGCAAGACCAACTGTATCACTTGTTG